AAATGGAGAAGGAGGGGATGGGAGGATCCCGAGCCCCCACTCGGAAATACCCTCAACTGGCAAGAAGCAGCCTGAACCAGCTGGAAGCGACAAGGATTATCCGACATTCGGCAGGATCGAGCCACGTCTGGTGACTCCTGTGCCGGCAGGTGATTCGTTCGGCCCTGCGCTTACTGCTTGGTCTAAGCGGATGCTGAACATTGATCTCATGGACTGGCAGAAGCGGATCGTAAATGACGCTTTGACTGTGGACGAGAATGGTGACTTCATCTTTCGCGAGGCCTGTATTTCTACAGCGCGTCAGTGTGGGAAAAGTTTGGTCATGCGAGCGTGTGCTGGATTCTTCGCTACCGAGTATGCAGCGCATCGTAAAGAACCCCAGACGATTATCATTGTCGCTAACCAGAAGCGCCGAAGCATGGCCCTATTTCGTGATCTTGTCCGAGACCTTGAGAACAAGTTTGAGATCAAGGTTCGCTGGATGAATGGTGACGAGCGAATCAACTTCCCAGATGGCTCAACGATCTCGGTAGTCGCTGCATCAGTTCACGCTCACGGCATGACAGCGACGCATCTGCTCGTGGACGAGCTGTGGGACATTTCACCTGAGATCGTCTTTACAGCTCTCAGGCCTTCACAGATCGCAGTAAAGAATCCGATGATGATGATGTTCTCCACAGCTGGAGATCAAGGTTCAACTGTCCTCCATCAGCTTCGAGAGCAAGGCATGGCAGCGATTGACTCAGGTCGTACAGGTTCGCTTTACTTCGCCGAATGGTCGCTTCCTCCCGGAGTCAGTTTGGAAGATCGCTCCTACTGGGGTTGGGCGAATCCTGCGCTCGGTACAACGATCACGATGAAGGCTCTAGAGCTTGCATTTGATTCGCCTAATAGACAGGCCTTTATCAGAGGCCATCTTAACCTATGGGTAGACAGCACTAATTCTTACCTGCCGATCAACCTATGGAATGATCGCAAGACCGACGAACCGATGCCGGCGATCCAATGGCTCGTCATTGATTCATCGGTTGACGAATCACGCTATGTGGCGATCGGTTGCGCGTACGACGGCAATCGCGTCATTGTCACGACCGAATTCGTTGTGGAGTCTGCCCAGCAGATGTGGGCCGAGGTCGTGACTCGAATGGCAGACCCATCAGTGAAGCTGGCCTGTACGCCATCGCTGGAGATTCACTGTCCTCCTGATCTTCGCCGAAGGATGACGATCGTCGGATATGCCGAACTCCTGAAATGGACTGGTACAGCGCGAGCGATGATCGTTGAGGATCGTGTCCGGCACACTGGCGATCTAGCACTATCAGAACATTTCGCGCGCGCAGTTGCAGTCAAGACTGGAGGAGCGATCGTCCTCAGCTCGCAGAAGTCACCCGGCCCTATAGAACTCGCCAGATGTGCAGTCTGGGGAATCATGCTCACATCGCGTCCGACAGCACGAGCGAAGCCTCAGATGGCCTTCGGTTGACCCTCGTGGACACGACTCTCTGAAGTCTGAGAGAATCCGATAGATGGCACTCTTCGGAAGTAAGAAGCAAGACGCGACTCCCGCGTTCGCACACGCACCGCTTCAAGCTGCAGCAGGCAGCGCCTCAAGCGGACTCGGACAGTTCTGGAGTTATACCGTCGGGGCAGCTTCAGAGCTGGCCTTGTCCGTACCGACAGTCTCACGCGCGACACAGATGATCATCTCGCTAGTTGGCTCGCTACCTCTTCGCCATTACACGACTCAATGGACTGGCGAACGGTACGAGAAAATTTTCCTCGAGACAGAGTCTTGGATGGACGCTCCAGATCCCACGTTGACGCGTAACTTCGTCATGTCGAATCTCTGCATGGATCTCATGATGCGCGGACGGGCTTTCCTCTATGTGACATCTAGAAGCTCCGCTACTGGACGGCCTTTGTCCTTTCAATGGATGCCCTGCGAAATGGTTGATACTCTTGATCAGCCCGGCCCACAATTCTTCGGAAAATCCAACGCCATCACATTCAACGGTATTAGCATCCCGACATCCGATGTCGTCCAGTTCCTCGCGCCAGTGCAAGGCTTCCTCTGGACAGGTCGCCGAGTCCTAGAGACAGCGATCAAGCTTGACCGATCAGCTGAACGCTTCGCCTCTAACGAGATCGTCGCTGGATACCTCCAGCAGACCGACAGCTCAGAACCTTTAGACGCTGAATCCCTAGGCGAACTCGCTGCAGCATGGAGTAACGCTCGACGCGTTAACGCTGTGGGCGCTTTAAATTCTGCTGTAAAATACGAGCAATTTGACACCGACCCCAGCAAGCTCCAGCTCGTGGAAGCGAGAAACTTCAGCGCGCTGGAACTCTCACGAGCGATTGGAGTCCCGGCATACCTTCTCGGAATCGGCATCTCTGGCTACAATTATTCCAACGCTACTCAGGCCAAGCAGGATCTATATCTGCTGGGAGCGAAGCTGTATCTGGACTGTATGCAGGAGACCCTCAGTGGTGCTGACATACTTCCTCGCAATAGGTTCGTTGAATTTGATACCGAGGATCTGATAGCAGATGTAGATATGAATCGCGCAGATGTCAACATTGAAGATTCTGCCTCTATGAGAACGCGTCAGGATATGCCAACATGATCCAACTAACAGCGCAACAGATCACGCTTGACGCGTCAGCCGATGGCGAACCAACACGCCAGATCACTGGCCTTGCAGTACCTTGGAATGTCAAAGCGACGCTCTCTGGTGGCGAGTCCGTCATCTTCCTAGAAGGATCACTTCCCGAAAATGGCCCTATGCCGAAGCTTCTGGAATATCACGACGACACCAGAATTATCGGACGCGTAACCGAAAGAGTTTCTACCGCCGAAGGAATGATGTTCGTCGCGAAACTGAGTAAGACAAGAGCTGCAGATGACGCGCTTGCGCTCCTTGTTGATAACGCTCTAGATTCGGTCTCGGTTGGTGCAGTCCCCACCAAGTTCAAGCGCCTCGCAGACGGGACTCTAGAGGTCTCTGAGGCTAGATTCGTCGAGCTGTCGCTTGTCGCTCAGCCTGCCTACGAATCGGCTCAGGTCTACTCAGTCGCAGCCTCATCATTAGACGAGGAAGCACCCGACACCGAAGAAATACCAGAAGATTCAACACCAAACCAACCAGCATCCGAGGAGGATGAAATGTCAGAAGCAATCGAAGCATCAGCAGTACCAACTGCACCAATCCAGTACGCAGCACCGAAGCGAGAATTCAAGCTCCCAACCATTGCCGAGTACATGATCAAGTTCGCTGCCGGAGGATCTGAGTTCGCAGAATTTAACAAGCGCATTGTCGCAGCTGCACCAGATGTCACCTCAACGGACACACCCGGCATTCTGCCAGTCCCAATCATCTCGCCGATATATAACTCATTTGTAGCAAACTATCGCCCATTGATTACTGCGATGGGAGTCCGCCAGATGCCAGCTAGTGGCAAGGTCTTCATACGCCCGAAGGTAGTTGTCAATACCACTATTGGGCCGAGCAATGGCGAGCTAGTCCCACTTGACCAAGGTACTTTTGTCGTGGACGATGTGCAGATCACAAAGGCTCTCTATGGCGGTTATGTGAACCTGTCCGAAGAAGCGATCGACTTCACTTCGCCGGAAGTTCTCGGAGCTTTAATTGACGACATGGCTCGCATCTACGCGAATTCCACCGATGTCGCAGCCTGTGCAACATTTGAAGCTGGAGTCACCCAGACCGAAGCATTGACATCAGGATCAGTCCCAGCGGACTGGGTAGCGTTCATCTACAACAGCGCCGAGCAAATTTTGACTAACTCAAACGGCAACCTGCCGAATGTCCTCGTAATGTCTCCCGCGTATTACGCATCGCTTGGAGCGCTTGTAGACGATGCAGGTCGTCCATTGTTCCCGAATGTCGGCCCACAAAACGCAGTCGGCACAGGTGCATCTGCATCAACCTTCAACGGTAACGCATTCGGCCTGTCGATCGTAGTAGACCGAAACTTGGTCGCTGCCGGCGGTAAGAACCTCTATGTCGGAGACTCCACAGGCTTCGAATGCTGGGAGCAACAGCGCGGAGCTGTTTCTGTGGAATTAAGCGATGGATCTCTAGGTCGTGTCATCAAGTTCCGAGGGTACTTCTCATCCGTAATGATTGACGACACTAAGTTCGTCGGTCGCGCTTAAACCCTAAGACGAGTAGAGAGAACGAACGATGGCAACATTCACAGTCACGCATCAAATGGTGCTCGACAATGTTGCCGTCGTTCAGACTCTTGAAAACACTGACATAGCTATCGGTCAGACGATCACACTCAGCGGATGCGCTGCCCAGCTCAATGGCGCTCATATCGTCTTCGCTGTGCCGACCTACCTCTTTATCGGGACAGATGAACAAGGTGACTACATCTTTGATCCTGATGTCATCATCCCGAACCAGTTACTCTTTCAAGATGTCGGAGCAGACCTAGCACGCGAAGCAGTTAACCCAGTCGGCACGTTGGTCTGGACTCAGACCTGTACTTGGATCACAGTTCCCGATCTTGAGGAATTTCTCGGAATTTCTGGCGCGACTGCCAATGACACAGCTTTCATGACTTCATCAGTTAACGCTGCAAACGCTTTCGCATTCAAGCGACGAGTCCAAGCTGGATATCACGACAGTCTCACGACCGTCCCAGATGCAGCCGTCAAAGCTGGAGTCGTGCTTCTGGGTTCAAGCCTGTATCGAGAGCGCGGTTCTGTGGACTCCTTCAATAGTTTCCAAGATATGTCCATCTCTGCACCAGTCGCGTCAATGGGCCGAATCAATCAGCTTCTCGGTATTAAACGATCGCAGGTCGCATGAAATGGCCGGCATCTTCACAGACACGATCAATGATGTCTCGGCAACGATCACGAGTCTCGGCCTTGTGCCGATCACTGATCCTAGGAACGCTCGACCTCTTACTGTATTCATTGAGCTACCTGTATTCTCGTCGTTCAATAACCAGACAGCGGACATCACAATTGATCTCCGAGTGTTGGCTGCGCCACCCGGCAACCAAGACGCTACGGACTACATACTCGGAGTCGTTGATACGCTCATGAACTCCTCTCTCGCAGTTATCTCTGGCAGACCTTCAATCGCATCAATCGGATCTGCCGAACTACCTGCCTATGATCTCACAATAAGAATCGGCACAAGCCGCGTATAAAGGACAAAACCCATGCCAGCTACAGTCACTTATCTATCCAATCCAACCGTTACCGTCACGAGCCCTAGCTCATTTACGCTAACCGACCATTGTTCAGCTGCAACATTGACTCTGACGGCAGAAGCGCTTGAGAACACAGCCTTCGGTCAGACATCAAGGACATTCACTGCAGGCCTCTACTCAAATGAGCTAACGCTCACCTTGTTTCAAAGCTATGGCGCTACCGAAGTCGAGACGATGCTGGACACAATGTTCGGCGTAATCTCAACGATCGTGATCAGCCCAGCTGGAGCATCCGAGTCCGCATCCAACCCTGAGTACACCTTGACCGGATGCTACTTAGAGACCGTGACTCCGATCATGGCTACCGTCGGCGAGCTGTCAGTCGTGGAGGCCACCTTCAAGGGAGGCACATACGCACGCGATGTGACCCCATAATCCATCAGTAATCCGAATCCCGACTAGGAGAAACTATGAAACTCATACTTAGCGTCAAGCTGGAAGATGGCGAGACCTACCAAGTAACAACGAACCTATTCGTCATCATCACATGGGAGCGCAAATTTAAGCGCCGATCATCTGATCTCGCTAATGGGATCGGAATGGAAGACCTAGCCTTCATGGCCTACGAGGCCAGCAAGCAACAAGGTCACCCAGTACCGATCTCATTTGACGAATTCGTAAAGAAGTTAGAAGACTTAGAAGTAGTGGAGAGCCTTTCGGTAAACCCTACGCAGGAGGCCACCGGCGACAACTAGCAGCCCTGCTGGTTGAGACTGGATTCTGGCCTCCAAACATCACATTCGAGACAGATGATCTAGCGACGTGCGTTCAGATCATCAATGAGCAAAGACGAAAGACATAATGGCTGCATCGGTAGGGATTGACTATGCAGGACTTAAGGACGCTCTCCGAGAGATTCAAAAGGTAGACCCTGCTCTACGTCGTCAGATCACAAAGGACATAAAGTCCGCTATGCAACCTCTGGTCTCCGCAATCAAGGACTCCATACCGTCAGCACCTCCACTGACTGGACAGGCTCACAATGGTCGCACAGCATGGAAGAACGAATCCAAGAAGGTCGTAGTCAAGGTAGACACGCGCAAGGCTCGCAAGCGCAACCTGCAACAAGGAGCAAAATTTGAGTCAGTCGGCGCTGTCATAATTACCGCCAAAGGTGCAGCACTATCCATGACCGACATGGCAGGCCGAGGCCCAAACCAGACGCGCAACAAGAACCCTCTGCGCGCTCGACCCAACTTCGCCGATGATCTCACCAGCAAGCTCGGCAGACCTTCGCGCTTCGTGTGGGCTCGCTCAGACGACTACCTAGACGAGATCACCCACCGAGTAGACCTGATCGTGATAGAAGTAATGGACAAGGCCAACAAGAGAATCGTCAAACGCTAATGGCAATCAACCTACCAATCATCTCGGAATGGAATCCTGCCGGTATTGACAAGGCCATAACTGACTTCAAGAGACTGGAGACCAAAGGCCAGAAGGCCCAGTTCGCAATTAAGAAGGCTGCAGTCCCAGCTGGGCTCGCTATCGCTGCTCTCGGAGCTGTCGCATTTGACGCAGTTAAAGCATTCGCCGAAGATGAAGCTGCAGCACAAAAACTAGCGACAACACTCACCAACACGACAGGAGCGACCGACGGACAAGTTGCAGCAGTCGAAGCCTTTATCTCTAAGACATCAATGGCTGCAGCAGTTGCCGATGACGAACTTCGCCCAGCTCTAGACTCGCTCGTACGAGGTACTGGCGACATAACTAAAGCGCAGGAGCTTCTAGCTCTCGCTCTAGATGTCTCTGCCGGCACAGGTAAGGATCTTGGCGCTGTCTCAGATGCGCTGTCCAAAGCATTCAACGGCAACCTAGGCCCATTGAAGAAACTAGACCCAGCTCTAGCCGACCTTGTTAAAAGTGGCGCTTCAGCCGATGACGTATTCGCTGCCATGAGCAAGACCTTCGCAGGACAAGCGGACACTGCAGCGAACACGACTCAAGGCAAGATGAAGAACCTAGGGATTCAGATGGACGAACTGAAGGAGTCCATCGGTCAAGCTGTCGCGCCAATCATCCAGAAGCTCATTCCATACCTGCTCAAGTTCTCAGGCTGGGCATCCAAGAACAAACAGCTCATCATCACTATCGGCGCTGTGATCGGCGGTATCGCTATCGCAGTTATCGCAGTCAATACAGCAATGAAGATATGGACAGCAGTAACCAAAGCATTCGCAGCAGTTCAGGCAGTATTTAATGCTGTCATGGCAATGAACCCCATCTTCTTAATAGCGATCGCCATCGCTGCCATTGTCGCCATCCTGATCATCTTGCAGAAGAAATTTGATATCTTCGGAATAGCCGTAAATGCTATCAGTACAGCATTTAGTGCAGTCTGGACAGCAATTAAGAAGGTCTTTGATTGGGCCGTCCAGAACTGGCCTCTACTGCTCGCAGTAATCACAGGCCCATTCGGACTCGCTGTCCTCGCAGTAATCACCTTCAAAGACTCAATCATCAAGTTCCTAGGGACTCTAATTGGCTGGATAGGCACAGCATTCAAGAAAGTCGTAGACCTCATCCTGTGGCCCTTCAAGAAAGCATTTGAAGGAATCCTCTTGTGGAAAGACGCTGTGATGGGAGTATTCACTGCGCTGAAGGACATAGCCGGCACGATCTTTGACTCACTAGGAGGAGCGTTCAAAGGAGTCATCAACGCTGTCATCGGAGGCCTTGAAGGAGGACTCAATTTTGCCATTAAAGGACTCAATGAAGCCCTAGACGGTATAGATGCTGCAGCTGGGCCGTTTGTCAACTTCGGCTCTATGCCAGAAGTATCACTGCCTCGACTAGCAAATGGAGGCATCACAACAGGCCCAACGATCGCCATGATTGGCGAGAAAGGCCCAGAGGCCGTCATCCCACTAGACAGGCTCGGCAACATGGCACAGGGCAACACGATCACGATTAATGTCCAAGGAGCAGATCCCAACGCTGTCGTCAAAGCGCTTCAACGATATGTCCGGCAGTCAGGCCCAGTCCCGGTCAACATTCGAGCGATGTAATGCCAAAGCTCACATGGGAAATCGTAAACTTAACGCAAGCTAGTAACAACATAACCCAATATGTGCGATCACTAAATCTTACGATCGGACGACCGACAGCGTTATCGTCTTACTCTGGGAACGGCGCAACTATCACAATGCTTTCATATGGCGGACTTGAATCTCTCGTCAGTGTCAACGATGAAATCATGCTCAGTTCTGCCGATGGCGTTAATCTTTACGACATTTATATAGGGCGCGTAACTTCTCGTACTTTTGACGATAACCCTGGGACTGGCATTGATAGCACAATGATAGTTAACCTTAACGACGCAATGCTTCAGGCTGGAGTAGCTAACTTACAGAATCAAAGCCTCATATCGGTCAATGATCAAATAAGCGAAATAGATACAGTCCTACCTCAAATAGAAATATTAAGCGACAACACTGATATAGATATTTCTGTCGGCGCTTTTACTACTAACGCTAACCAACGAATTAATGAGATTATCGCTGGGGATCGTGGGCTCATATTCAATGTTAACGCAGTCGCCTATTACCGCCCTCCGTCAATATTTACAGGCTTTAATACAGAGGACTTTACGATTAGTCGTGACGCATCTGGCGACCACATTGCCTACTCCAACATCGTCCGCATCGAATCTGCAGCTAATAGTCTTTTTTATACGCAGGCAACCGTAACAGGTTCAGTCGCCACTGAAACAAGCAACAGCGAAAACATAGCGACCTACGGGACGCGCACATTTACAGTGACTACGGCACAGACCCAACTTGTGGGACAAGTTGCCGCATGGTACGCCAACACATTCAGCGACCCTGAAACAGTCATGCTGTCGCTAACTATTTTTGATATATCACAGACGCAAGCAGCACTACAACTTTTTAATAACTGGCTAGGGGACATGACATTCGTAAGAGTCGTCTATCAGCCTCCGGGAGAATCGGACATAAATGGGTACTTTTGGCCTGAACAAATGACGATTAATGTGACAACTAGCATGACGACTATTGATCTCATTATGTCTCCAATGACTTATTACGCAAATTTCATATTAAACGACGATGTATTCGGAGTCTTAGACACAGACCGCTTAGGCGTCTAGTAAGGTTAAATCATGGCTGTAACACCTAACACCACATTCAGTTCCGGCGCTATTCTTACTGCCTCCCAGCAAAATCGCTTCGGTCGAGGCGTTATGGTTGCTCCTTCTTCTACAACTACTGGTGGAACTTTTACCGCTGAAGCTCAACAGTTGACGACTACTTTTACAGCTGTCACCGGTCGGATGTACCTCATAGTCTATTTTGAACCAACCCTGTCCGGATCTGCGTCTGCTACCTGTACTGCAAGACTTCGAGAAGACAGCAGCGTAGGTGCAGTTATCAACACTGCAACCGTGACTCTTCCGACAGCGTTTACAACTAACTTGACTGTCCAAAGCATCTTCACTGCTACTGCGACAGGTTCTAAAACCGTTTCGGCAACTTTGCAGGCTTCAACTGGCACAGGCACTACGACACGTTCAAGTACAACTTTGCGATTCCCACAGCTGTACGTCATTGATGTTGGAGCTTCATGATTATCCCCATTAACCCTGACCTCGAATATCAAAGCCTTGAACAGGCTTTACAACAGGTGCTCATAGAAATGTTGTATGCGTCCGACTGGACACAAATACCTAACAATCCGTTGACCTCTACCAAGTGTTCGGAATGGGCAACATGGAGACAACAGATTAGAGACTTCCCAGCTACTTGGATTCCCTCCAACGAAGCCGACATACCAGACCCACCGCTATGAACATTACAAACCCACCCAAAGCGCTAATCGTCCTATTTGGCTTAGCAGCTATCACAGTCCTTATGATCACCTCAAAAATTGAACAGTCAGCTGGGACAGGTCTTATCGGTTCAATCGTGGGGTACGGAATCGGGAACGGTATTAGAGGCTTTCAAGAAACTCCGCCGATAATTGGCAGGAAGAACAAGGAATGACCAGCAGACCGTATACCGGCAACAGCGACGGCAATCATCCAGCACCTCGTGCCGGCACAGTCCGATTCGTGGATTATTGTGAGTACCTCTTTGGCGTAAAAAGTATCGGTATCTATGCGAATCGTCGGATGCGCTCAGGCCCACAGCTGTCAGTTCACGCGACATGGCGAGCGGTAGACCTGAAAGGTACAAAAGCCCAGAGGAACGCCCTCGTTCAGTTTCTCTTTGAGCATCGCGACGACCTCAACATTGAAGAGATCCATGCCTACGACGGCACAGGATGCCCATTGACAGGACTCACAAGATGGGGAGCAGGCTACCGATGCGATCGGGACGCTTGGAAGGCTTGGTCAGCGACGCGCAATGGTGGAACTCCCGGAGCAGACTGGAATCATGTAGAGCTGTCGCCATTCATGGCAGATAATCCGAAGCTTGTAGAGGAAGCGTTCGCTCGAATCTTCGCTGAATGACTTGACATCTAGTCGCTGGTTCGGTCAACTGATTGAGCCAAGAGAGCGCAGCACCAGCTGCATCCCGACACTGGAGGCAATCAATGAACCCATTCAAATTCCTACTATTCACCTTCGGCTTCTATCTGAGCCTTGTCCTCGTATTTGGTGGAGGTAAAGATCCGAACCCTGAACCGATACCGACCCAGACGAGAATCACAGTCCAGATCATTCCTCTGACGGACGAGCAGATGGCAGACCGTGACGCTGAAATAGCGCGTCAGATGGCAGAAGAGAACGCATCCATCTATGACGAGCCTGCAGAGGCCTCTAGAACGCTCCCACAGCTCGCCCAAATAGATCCCGACACCAAATGTCAGCAATGGCTACCGCTAGCCGTAGAAGTGGGCTGGCCTAACGAGACCGAAGTTCTTGAGACGCTCGGATTCTTGATGTGGCGCGAGGCTAGATGTCTACCTGACGCTTGCTCACCTAGCAACAGCAGGCCATGCGCAGACTATGGAATCCTTCAGGGTAACTGGGCAGCTCATCACGAATGGTGGGCTCAGATGGGATTAACTCCAGAGGATATGTTTGACCCAGCGGTAAACCTTCAATGGGCAGGACTGCTTTACAATGGTCGTGAGGCTAAAGGTCAATGCGGATGGCAGCCTTGGAGACTGTCATGCTGAAATGGCAGGAGCGAGCAGCGTGTCGTGATCTGCCAGTTGACTGGTTCTTCCCAGAACAAGGCCCAGACGCATGGAGGCATCAGAGGAGAGCTGTGTCAATCTGCGAGACCTGTCCAGTGATTCAAGACTGCCTCGACTATGCGCTGTCCTTCGGTTATCGAGCCCTTCCCGGCATCTGGGGAGGCACATCTGAGAATCAACGACACGCCATGCTCATCTCTGACACACCGACCTGATACAGTCGGATTATCCAACAAGGAGGATTATCCATGAACGACCTCGACGGTATGGTTCAGACGATTAGAGAGCAAGAGAAGCACATCGCAGATCTTGAACTCAGATTAGCAATTAAAGGCAAGCGCATTGAATTCTGGCGCGTCATGAGCTTTGATCTTTACGATCATCTCATTGACCATTACGACTCAAGAGATCCAGAGTTAGCCGATTCAAGCTTGAGTCTCGTAATCAACAAGTACGAGGAGGCCACACGCTATGGACTTGAGTAACTATGTCGATGTCCCGACGCGCTTCGCAGCTCTACTAGCTAAATGGCCTGAGTTACGCATTCAAGAAGAACGCCCACAGATCGTCACTATTGGTGACAAGACCTTTATCTCAGTCACGATGCAAGCATGGCGAACACCAGACGACCCGATCTTCTGTCAAGCGACCTGCTTTGAGCCCTATCCCGGCAAGACGAGCTTTACAAGAGATTCGGAGCAGATGAACGCTTCCACGTCTTGTCTCGGACGATTGGCAGGTCTCATGATGTCATTTCCGAAGATGGCCTCACTGGAGGAGGTTCAGAACCGTCAGACCGACGATCGTCCTCGTAAAGCATGGGAGGCTACCGAAGGACAGAAGCGCCTCCTAAAGGCTCTCGGTCATGCTGGCGAATGCCCTAAAGAGAAGGATGCATTTGAGGCATTGGTGACAAGGCTCAAAGCTTCAAAGACGGACGATGGCAATCAGTTCTGATGATCAGGATTCAGATCACCGAAAGACTGATAGCCGACGCTGAACTGCTCGTAGACGATGCTCACCAATCTTTGAAGGACTCCGGCAGATACACCGACGAGAACCTGATGATCGGCGCGATAGGCGACGCTGCACTCATTGACTACTGCTGGAGTAACGATCTCCTCATCTTCAAGAATGACGGACGCTCATCGGATCTCAGACTGTACTCAGGCCAGACGGTAGAGGTAAAGACTCAGAAGGTCACCACAGACCCACAGGAGTATTATCGCGTCCTCATCCAGTCTCGATCACAGAACACAGAGAAATCGGACTTCATCTTCTTCACCCATCTACAATACATTGCCGGACGGCCTGAAGTTATCTGGTTGATTGGTGGATGCTCGTGGGACAAGTTCTTCAGACTGTCTCAGAGGCATCCTCAAGGCTCTCCGATGATGCACCATTACCCAGACGGTAGTGAGATCGCGAATGGACGGTACTTCCCATTTGAGACCAACCTGCTGCCGATCTCCCAGCTTGCTCCACCAAGCGCCACGATTAAACACTTCAAGTCCCTACAACAGAAAGAGATAACAATATGAGTCCCGACATCAGCGAATGGATGCAACCCATCCGACCCATCCGAATCCTCTTCAGAGATTCTGGCGATCACGAGAACCGTTGGTATATATACATTTTTGCCATCCGTACCCTTGGCGACAAGATGGAGTATCTCACCATTGACGGCATCTTCATTCATGCAGGCTCAAGGAGCATCATGTACGCAGAGACTCGCATTGAGTCCGAATGGCAGCGTCTGGGCAACCGAGAGTGAGCATCTATCGAGCGCCCAGACCTGAGTCAAACTGGACTCAGATTCGCAACGAGATCATTGATGACCAGAGGCTCACCTTTAAGGCCACAGGAGTCCTCATCTTTGTCCTGTCCAAACCTGACAACTGGAGGACATCCACGAGACATCTGGCATCGGTCAAGCGCGAAGGAATAGATGCTATTCGTACAGCAATGACAGAACTGGAGACCTGTGGCTACATTAAGCGCAGAAGATACCAAGACGACAGCGGTAAATGGAACTACGATACGCTCGTGTTTGATACCCCACAGCCTGTGGATAAATCTGTGAATAACTCGTCAGCGCAGGTCGCACCTCACAGGGATTATCCTGATGGGGATAATGCCGATGTATATCAAGAACTGATAACTAAAGACTACGAGAAAGTCCCTAAGCGTTCCCAAGTACGCGCGCACCGAACCTGTGGACAATGCAGCGATACCGGCTGGCGAATCGTCAAAGGATCAGACCTGACCAAATGTGGATGCCTCATCGGGATGGAACTGCATGGCAGGTAACCCCATCTACAACACCAAGAAATGGAAGGAGCTGCGAAAGCGCGTCCTCGAAGAAGACTCCGACTGTCACTGGTGCAGAATCAAAGGTAAAAGAACGAACGCTTCACAGGTTGATCATGTCATTGAGTTAGATCGTGGTGGAGACCCTTACGACCGATCCAATCTCGTCCCGTCTTGCGCGTCCTGCAATGCTTCCAGAGGAGCGCGATTCGTCAACCTAAAAACAGCTCAACGCGTCCAAAATCGCAAAAACTTGGAGAAAACTTCTTTTTTCGGCGAAAAGACTACCCCGAGCCCC